TGTTGGGTCGCCGGCTGTGACTCCTGGTTCCCAGGCCTGCACCAGTGCATATCTATGTGTGTTCACATTGGCAATGGGCGAATTCACATCTGTCCAGGTCAGGCTAAAAACTGTGATTGGCACATTTTTTCTTGCATCTGGAATGATTGGCCCTGCATACATGAGATTGGGTTGAATCACTCTAACTGTGCCTGTTGCGGCATTGAGTATGGTGGGCACATATATGCCGCCTGCAAAACTGGCCATGGTCTGCACAGGGAATGTGCCAATCACTGTTGAATTGCTAAAGTTGGGCTGTCCTGTGTAGCGTAGGAAACTCACTGTGTCTACCACAATGGTTTGAAATTCTACTGCAAAGGTCCAGCCGGTGATGTCTTGTTGATAGTTGTAGATTAGTGTTCGTCTACTGGATGGAAACCATTGTTCACAAATGATCTCATCGGGGGATCCCACATACTGGGCAAAGTTTAATACGCCGGCCATAATTTCTCTCCAAAGGGTGATACTGCTGGCACAGAGGCACCAGCAATCTAATATTTAGTTTAGAAGAAAAATCTGTAGTTGATCACACTGTCATTACCACCATTAATGGCAGTGCGTCCTACTGAGTTGCCTGGGAATTTATAAATGTCAGTGCCTGTAGTGGTTTCTTCAAAAAGCACAGTATTGCCACTCACAGCCACATTGGTGGTAATCACGCCATTGGCATCCTGCGTAATATTGGCCCAGCCATTGGGTAGGTAGGTGCTACTCACTCCAATACTAAGGATATTGCCGCTGAAGTTGGTCAAGTCTAGCACAGCAGTGCCCAGTGTGGTATGTCTTAAATTGCCTGACAATTTATTTTCATAGTCTAGACCAACACCAATCATTTTCCAATTGGTATAGGCAAGATTAGCAAAACCATTTGAATTGAAACTGGACTGATCCCAGGGTGCTGTGTTATACCATATGGTCTGTCCTACTCCTTGACCAATTGTGGCTCTATCCGTATCCAGCAAGGTAGCACTGTGGTCTACCTGTAGGACTACCCTGGTAGCCGGAACAGTCTTTTGGAGCCCTTTCAATGTGACATTGCCCACAGTGAGGTTGGCTGACACATTGCCAATCTTGACCATAAACACTGGAGTTGTAAATATTGCTTTGTTTGGAGTTGCACCTATTTGTATGGTGTCTAGTAACACACTACTAAAAGAAAAACTACCCACAGATCCTCCTGTGGTGTCGCTTTGTAATGATTGACCATCAAGTCCTAAGAAAGGTGTGCCTACAGTGATTGCGTCAGGAGTTTGCACTCTCGTGTATTCTACATTGCCACTCACTGTGCTGAATGGTCCTGTGCCAAAATCATTGATACCGCGTGTTTTCCATGCCCAGTCACCATCACGCAGGGTGGCAATTTGAAATGTGGCTGTGTCGCCAACTGTAAAACTGTCTGCATTGAGACTGGCCACAGTGCCATAAAGATCAAACGTTGTGGTATTGATGTTTCCAGTCACATCAATGTTGCCTGCCCAGAATTGCATGCCATTCACAACGCCAGCTGGCACAGTGCTGGTAATTGTCTGCTGTGGCAAACTATCTGTGTTGGTTATTGTGACCGCAGGTGTTCCTGGAATGCCTATGCTGCCTAGACTACGAATGCCACTTGGGCCTGCCACAAGAAATTCATCCCAGGTTCCATCATAGATGGTAGCATCATATTCAATCAGCTGGAATTCCAAAGTCAATGCACCATTGTCTCCTTCAATCTCTCTCACTCGCATGATACGGTATAATTTGTCTATCCAGCCATAAGTGTCGCTGGAAATAGCAACTACATCTCCTGCTCTAAGATTGATCTTGGTATAGTCCATGTTGATTGTGACACTGCGATCCAATCTACTTTGTTTCAAGGTGATCATGGCCAAGTGCTGAGCTTGTGGTTGATTGTTGATGAACTCCTGACTCATTTGCAACGTATTATCTGGCTCATAGGCATTGCGTAATCCATTGGGCAGATATAGTTTTGTGTAGTGTGGTTGATCTCTAATTTCAGTATTGGGATATTCAATTTCTACTGCATTATAGAGGTTGGTCAAATTGGAACCATTGATCTGAATTGCTCCAATAATATCTCCTTCATCCAGGTAAGCACTTATGGCTGTGACGCCATTGACCACCCAACTATACAATCCAGTATGCACATCATAGGTGAACCAGGCTGTGCTGGCTTCGCTGAGTTTCTGAACATTTTCCCACACAGGATCATCGGTTTTGATAATGCCGTTGATTTGTCTAGAGTTAATAATTGCCATGTGTGATATTCCTAAAAGATTTTGACAATCACTGTGCCTGGTGCGCTATTGCCTGGTTGGCCTGGACCTGATCCTGGCGAACTTGATCCAGATCCTTGGCCACCGCCACCACCGCCAAGCCAAACAGCATCCGAATTAGGAGTGGAGGTGTTGCCAGCGCCACGTCCAGATGAGGCATATCTTCCAGCACTAGGGTTTGGATGACCACCACCACCACCACCGGCGTAAGGCACAGACACGCCGGTGATATTGCTGTAATAGGGTTCACCGCCTAATCGCACTGTTACGCTTGCTGGTCCAGTGCTGGGTCCAGAATAGATAACGACATTGGACCCCCCGCCACCACCGCCACCACCGCCACCACCAACAATGTCAATAGGCGGCAGAGCATATGTAGGCACTGGTGTCCAGGTGTTGCCTATTCCGCCACCCTGTGTGGCTATACCGCCACCATTACCAGTAACAGCGAAACCTCCTTGACCGCCTGCAGAATAAAAATATTGTGAGTTGCCAAGTGAAATGTAACTTGCGCCACCTGCGACACCATTTGCATTGGTTGTGCCTGGCGTGGTTGCGCCAGCACCCACAACCACATTGTAAGTGTCTGTAAAGTTGAAACTTGTGGTGTTTGCATTTACTCCACTGGTTTCGGCATTGCTACTGAGAAAGGTCCAGGTGTTGGTCTGATTTGACTGTGTCACAGCTTCTACTCTGAATCCACCAGCTCCGCCGCCACCTGCTATTAGTTTGGTAGGACCTGTTGTGAATCCACCTCTGGCACCACTTCCGCCGCCACCCACAGTGAGCACCTGGAATGATCCATACAAACTCTGTTCTGGTGTAACTGTGAACGTGCCATTGGCTGTGAAATTCAACAACGCACCTGCCACAGGAACTCCAGCCTGTCCTGTGAGGACCACGTTGCTGGAAATTTGGCTCACACCGTCTCTTGCTTGTGTGTATTGAAAAGTTCCTGTGTTGGAAGTCTGTGCATTTGGTATAAAGCGCATGTTCACAAATTCACTGTTGACCTGTGTCATGTTACCAGTAAAACTGTAGCTGTTGGCGCTGATGGCATTGGCCACACTGTTGCCAAACTTACCCAGTGCGCTGGACAACCCTATTGTGTATGATTGACCGTAGTCAGGCCCATTGTCAATTTCAGGAGTTGATGTGGTAAAAATAACACTGGTGGTATTGCCAACATAATTTCTACCAATCATGTTGATGATGCCAGGTTGAGTGCTGGTGTTGATGTATGTGCCTGCGACATTGGCCGCCTGCACAGTATTACCTGCTCCATTGGTCTTGATCTGATTGTATATTATAACCACGTTACTTGTGGCGTCTATAGCTGGTTGCCATTCTATCTTTTGAGCATTGATATTTGCTTTGGTATTGCTCAAAGTAAATGCAGTGTTGCTGTAGCCAACTGCTGTGTCATTGATTACCCATTGTCCTGTGTTGCCAGAGGTTTGTTGTAGACTGATGAAAAAATTGGTAGCAGTAGGATCAAGGTCGCGCACCAGGTCATCAAATTCGTATCGTGTGTTTTGAGCATACACACCATTACCAAAACTATAATATGGATTCAACACCGCCAGCTGTAGATCAATATATTCAGTATCAGTAACCACGTTGCCCACAGTCACGGTGGCTGTGATTGCATTGGCCAAATTGCTGGCCAGGTTTGCCTCAGGCGTAAAAGTCAATGTGTTGTTGTTCACAAGAATATTGATGTTGGCCACAGTATCAGTTAGAGTCACTGTGTTGGCGCTGACCACACTGTTGCTCAAGGTGCCAGCATTTATTCCATTGCCAGTGAGAGTCATGGTTAGAGTGACAGGTGTGCTCAATGCGGCACCACCATTGAGCACTGTGCATACATTTACTGGCGATTGAAAATATTCATCAAACAAACTGGGACCACTCACGCTGAGTGTAGGTGTTAGTCGATTGATTGTGGCAGTGTAAGTTCGAGTGTTGCCCAGGCTGTCATCTATTGAATTGATTATGGTATAACTGTTACTGACAGCGTTGTCAGTGACCACAAGATTGGCATAAAAATCATTGTATTGTGATATACTACGTATTCCGCGACTGACATGTTGTGTGGCGCTGGCAGGCAAAATTGTTATGTTTGCATCACTGCCGATGTAACTCATCTGAACAGCATTGGCAGTGTTGCTGGTAAACACCATGGTAAGATCACGAACCGCATTGCTAAATGTGTTGAGAGGAACTTGTTTCTGTATAGTATAAACACCATTTATGTAGGTGTTGGCTGAATAATTGCCTGCGTTGTTGCCAAATGCAATCACATAGGCACTCTGTTGATTGTATGAGATATTGGCTGCTACATTGAGGTCAAGTATGGTGTTCATGAAAGATCAATCCAAGGATAAGTGGCTAGCCCAAGTCTTGAGATTGTGGTAGCGGCTGGTTCTCCAGTATTTATTTCCGCCAGCCTAACGCCGGCTCCATAACGTGTGTTGGTTATGTAATCAAACATTACATCTCCTGACAGGTAACAACTGTTCTGAAGTTTGAATTGGTAGTCTCCTACTGCGGTCACATTCTGATCTCGATTGTATTCTACCTCTACCAAGGCAAACACAAGATCGCTCATGTTACGACTAGGATCCCAGCTGGGGAACACACTCCATGCATCCACTGCTGTCAGACTAGGAGCTCCGCCTCCCACAATGCTTTCATTGGCAGGTGCTATCTGACGGGCGGCAGCACCTGACCCTGCATACATTCTAATTCTGATCAGTCCGGCCATGCTGGTGTCTTCATTGCCATCACTGTCTACAGTTTTGGCCACTGTGATACCATCGCTTTGAAAATAAATGCGATCAGTGTTTCTAAATGCCTGTAAGAATGAATAAGTGGGTGCAGACCCTGATGCAAACAATGGTCCTGTTGTTTCACTGATGGTCAAGCACATCCACATGTTTTTGTTGTTGTTGACCAGCTGACCATCTGTAATACTACCACTCACAAATGCTGTTCCATACAGCACAGGTATTTTGTTGTTGGTGGCTGCACTTAGAGTTTGTCTTGATCCTGGATCAATTGCCTTGGCAGGACCTGTTCTTTCTTGACCACGACTGATGGTTCGATTGAGAGCATAGCTGACCAAGAAAGTCACTGCTGTGCGAACCAGTAACACACCCACTGTGCTGGATACTCCAATAAAACCTGCTACTGCGGTTGCTATTGCACTTATGAATGCCATTCAATCTCCTTGAGCCAAGTTTTTTCTATGCATCTCCAACCTCTTTGGCCAACATCAAACTCTGTGCCATGACCTTGTGTGCTCATCAACACTGCATGGACTTGTTGTTTTTCAAGATATTGATCACTGTCTTTTTGCCAATCACGCCAGAGTCTTGCACTGGCTCTTGTGTGACGTGCATGAGGCTGAACATACCAGGCACGTTCTTGTAATATCTGTCTGTCAGGATCCCAGAAGTCTGCACCCTTTTCTGCAATCAATACACCAGCTACCTGGCCCTGATATTCTATCACGCGAACATAATGATTGAGAATCCAGTTGGCCACTACTCCTGTGAGTCTTGTGTGATCTTGTTCACGCGGTTGTCTGAATCCCACATCACATTCTTGACTGAATGCAATCAACAGTTGGACCACTTGTGGTGCGTCTTGGATCTGGGCAAATCTACTCATGTGATCACCTAGGTTGAACTTGCCACAGGCGCACCAAAATCAAATGGTTTGCCAGTTATGACACTCACACGATCAAAACTTCTATCAGTAGGATAGAATTGTCTCATGCTTTCTGGATTGGTCCTGCGACCGTTTATTTTGGTATTCAGCAAGTCCACCAGACTCTGACAACTGAGTGTGATCATTAGATTACTGTCAGTGCTGAATTCATTGTAGTTTTCTGTAAATCCATAGTTGCTCACAATGCCACGAAACATAAACACAGGATTTCCACTTATGCTTAATATTTCATCTGTAACCGGATCAGTGAACACTCTGTAGATATCAATCCTACTGCCTTTGAGTGCATAAGATTGCACTGTGACTGCATACTGTATGGGTATGCCACTGAGGCTGACCACAGTTTCAATGCTACTGCTTCGCAGTTCACTCACGCCTTCTGAGATGCCCATCAACACTCCAGCAGGATCATATTGATACACAATACCATCAGTTTCTTGAATATTCAGAGCCTTGTGGTAAGTGCTCAATCGCAATACACCATAACTGGGTATGTCTAGTCGCACTGCCTGAGCACAACCTACACTGGTTTGATAACCGCTTAGATCAACAGCCATTATGTGCGGTCCTCATAAAATACAAAATCTCCGTCCCAGTTGACCAGGGCACTGCCACCGCCAGGCACTAGACTCCAGCCAGGCATTTGTGTGCAAATCACAGTCCAATTCACATTCACACCCACTAGGGTGGTGTAACTTCCGGCAGCTTCATCCACAGGACGATTGAGAGTGATAGTGGCACCATTGCCTGTGGCTGGATCAGTTACCACTTGATACACACTACCACCTGAGCCTAACTGTATGAGATCTCCTGCTCGTGCAATATAACCTGCACCTGGCGATCCTGTAGCTGTTAGAGTTATTTGAGTAACACCTGTGCCGGCTGGCACAACTGCTGTGAATGTTCCCGAGCCTTGACCAAGATATCCAGCAAATTGACTGTAATTGGTATGGTCAAGGTTGATAGTTCCAGGTGTCACACGATCTGCCTGGTCTAAACGAGCAATATATGGTCTGCAATATTCATAAGTCAAACCCGGTGCTGGAGTCACTGTAAATTTCCAAACTCGACCTCCGCGACTGATACTACGCACTACATTTTCTCTTGTGCTACTTTGTGCCACTACACCTCTACATTCAAATGTGAGTTCTGTGGCTTGTTCTACGATCCATTGAAAAGCTTCACTGGTTGTTGCCATTTTTATCTCCTTGCATTGGGCATGCGTCTACGCCCTTGTTCTGTCACAGCAAAAATAAATTCAGGATCTCTTGCTACCAATTGCTGAAAACTTTGTGCATCTGTGGCGGTTATGTTATAGATCACTTGAGTGGTTGCGTTACCTGGCACAATGCTGCCGCCTTGAGTTGGCACAAAGGTTTCTGGTCCACTTTCACCCACACGGTAAGCCTGACCTGCTGTTACTGGTCCCCCAGCGGCACGTCCACCAAATCCAAAAAGGCTACCAAAAAAGTCTCCTAATATGCTGCCGCCACCGCCACCGCCACCGCCAGCGCCACCAAGAGTTTCTGCCATAACTCTTCTCAGCTGGCTTCTTAGTAGTTCTTCTACAAGGCTATTGACAAAATTCTTAAATTCAAATTTACCAGTCTTTGCAAAATTCACAATGCTGTCTTCCAGACCCTTGGTGAATGTATCAAACACTCTTGAGGCTGCCGCAGCCGCATTGGTGGCGTTGTCACGAAATTCCAGGAATGCAGTTGCAAAGCCTTGACTGAAACTACGACTCTGTTCATACAGGGCTTTTGTTTGTTGCGCCAATCTATTGCTGCCTTCTATTGCAGTGTCATAGTAGGCCTTGGCTTCTTGTGGGTTGAGTTTGCGGCCTTGTCTTGCTTCTTCCGCTTCTATTGCGGCTCGGGCACTGTCACGTGCGGCTGCCGCAATGTCATAATATTTCTTTTCCAATTCAGGCAAGGTGCTACGAGCCATTTCGTCTTGGATTCTCAACAAGGCATTTTCATTGTCTATTCTAGTCTTGATTCCAAACTGTGCTAGATTACGAGCAGCCTCGGCTTGTGCAAGTTCAAGTGTCTTGGCTCTCAATTGTTCAGTGCCACGAGTGGCTATTTCATAATAGGCCTGCACTTCAGCAGGATTGAGCTTGCGACCTAGCCGTTGTTCTTCGGCTGCTATTTCGGCCTGAGCACTGGCTCTGGCTGCGGCGGCAATGGCCAGGTAGCGTTTTTCTATATCAGGCAACAGCTGACTAGCAGTTTCTTCTTGTAGTCGAGTAAGTTCACGATTGAGATTTATTTCTGAACTAATCGCAAACTCTTTTATTTTTTGTTGTGTTATGGCTAGATTATTCTGACGTGTGGCTTGTGCGGCTCTTTCAGCCTCAGATGCCATAACAGATTGGATTTTCTTGATTTGCTGATCATATGAAGCGCCTAGACCCAACTTACGGTCGTCTTCATTCATAGTGGCCTTGGCCTGGCGCAACTTTTCGATTTCATCAGCACTGCGTTTGAGAACTTCTGCTCGGGCTCGTTCAGCATCTGCTGTTTCTTTGCTGGCACCTATTAATCTTGTGTCAAGTTCAAGATTGGCTCTTTGCGCCGCATTGGCACTGAGATAGGCGTTGTATTGATTCAGTAGTTCAGTGCGTTTCTTACCCAAGGCATCTACAACTGCTCTCTGTGCTGTGGCTTCTTTGCCTGCGGCCAAGGCAGCAGTTTCACTGGCTGCGGCTTCTTTGTCTCTGCCCAGCACCGCCGCACCGGCAGCAACAACTCCGCCCACAATGGGCACAGCGGCACCAATTAAACTGCCTTTGTTTCTGATGGCCTGTCCTGCATTGCTACTGGCGTCAGCGGTTAGTTTACCAAAAAAGCCTGTTGTTTCTTTCCCGGCAGCCTTGGCACTTCTACCTACACCAGCAATTCCTTTGGCAAGAAAACTCAAGCCACCCACAACAGCACGGCCAACTGCCACGCCTGGAATGGCCAGTAATGCAATGCTGACCAGTTCGATTGCACCTGGCATCTTGGCCAACAGTGCGGCTAAATTTGATATGCCATCAATGATGGGACCAAAGGCCTGCAGGAATGCCAGTTTGAGCTTGAACATGCTGGCTTCAAATTGATCATTGAGTCTTGCGGCTCGAGCAATTTGTTCAGCCATTTCGCCTGCCGCACCCTCACCTGCTTTGAGGTTGGACACAAACTCAGGATCAATAACCACATTACGGAATGCCTTGCCCAGCAGTTCACCCTGCAAGGCAGTTTTCTCAGCACTCTGTGGCATCAAGGCCAGCTGTTCAACCACCTTGTTCAGTAGGCCTTGTTCGCTTAGTGTTCTAAGATCTTTTAAGCCTATGCCAAGTTGACTGAACGTGGCCTGTGCTTTGGCACCACCCTGTTGTGCTTCATCAATCTTGGTAAAGAAAAAGCCCAGACTCTTGTTGGTCTGTTCCATGCTGATGCCAAAGCCCTTGACAGCACCTTGCAAGCCCACAATACCAGCAATGCTAAATCCTGTGGCCTTGGCAAGATCATCCACTGCATCTGCTAGAGTGATAGCACTGGCTGCCAGACCAATAAAGGCCGCACCTGTGGCAACACCGGCTAGTCTTGTGAGACCTCCATGCAATGCACCAGAGGCTGTGGTCAGTTGACCAAAACTGCTGGTGGCACGACCTGCTGTGGCTGTGGTAGTCTCAGCAAATTTTGCTGTGGCTCTTTCAGCTTGTCCTAGGCTGGCAATGTATTGCTTGTTGTCAATTACAAGCGTTACTGAAATGTTACTGGCCACGGTTTATCCTCCCTACAGCTTTAGGCAACAGAGTTTTTTGTATGTAATCTATTGTGGGAGAGGTCATTCCAGCAGGAGCTTGTCGACTCCAGCCAGTGTTGAGTCTGTCAGCATAGGGGTAGTCAGCCACAATGGCATTGCCTTTTGTGCTGGTGTTCTTTCTGGCATTACCTGATCGAACAGGAGTCTGCTGTTTGAAATACTCTAATGCGTCTTGAGCAAGCTCTTGACTGAGTTGTTGAGCTCTTTGAAATGTTTGTTCAGCTGACCGGGTATTCACCTGCATTTTAACTGTCATTTTGTGGCACCTTTCTCACACGTTCTATCATTTGCTTCATTTGTTCTGTTGTGAGATCAGGTGTGACAGGCAATGATTTCTGACTCATGGGTCTGCGACTTTTGGTCTCAGCTTCTTTCTGACACCATGACTCAAATTGATATCCTATATCTGCCACATGCATGTCGAGACTGCTGCCACGATTCATGAGATCGGTTGGCAATACACCATACCGTTTGCAACATGAATCAAGCACCAGTATCATAGTCAACTCTGGACTGGGTCTGGCAAAGTCGACTGTTGAGGCTTTCCCAACATTTCAATCACTTTCTGAATGGCAGCCATCAGAACGTCACTGGGCAATGCAAGTCCTTCACGCACAATAGGTTGTCCGGTTTCATCTAGGATCATGTCATTCACAAGACTTGTGAGTTTTTCAAAGTTGGTAACATCTAGTGTGGCCAATTTTACAAACACATCCATGTCCTGTCGGTCATAAACCCAGAACTCAAGACTATCCTTGTAGACTTCTTTTATTTCGGGGGTGTCTAATTCGATACGAATCAATTGCGGCTTTGCGGCCAATTGTGATAATTTCATTTAATCTCCTGTCTTTCAATCATTTTGTTCAACAACACAATGGCAAATTGCAATCTGCTTTGTGCTTTGGTCACGTCGCCTTGTGCGCAACGTAGTTCGTTTGTGGCTTTGGCCACTTCTGCTAACAAACTCTGTGTGAGTTCGTGATCGGTCTTTTGATCTATCAGGTCCATGGATCTCTTTCAATATTTATAAGAAACAAAAAAAGGGGCCTTGTGAGCCCCTCTTTTCCCAGTAATATTAAGTTACTGTATAATCACCAGACACAGTCAATGTGATCGGGCTTATCCATACAGGTGAGTCTGCACTCACTGTAGGAGCAAGTCCGGTTACATAGGCATTGCCGGTAATGGTCTTGGTATTGGCACCTGTTGAATCATCACCTAGGTATAATGAGAATGAGCAAAGAGTTTTGTTCTTGCTCAATCCAAACACACCAAAGTATGGCGCACTGTTGGCTGTGGCACTGACATTGCCAAAGAATGTCTCAGTGTCCAGCACAATATTCATGTCCAAGCTGTTGGTTGCTGTGGTAGCAACTTGTTTCTTGGAACCTGAATCCAATTGAGTCCAAGTAAACACATCATTACTATTGTTTAATGTAATGTCTTGTAAACTTGGGAGTAGCAGGTTTCCTGCTGCCAGGCTGCTTACCAGCGTCAATGAACATTGAGCACCAGCAACACCAGGACTTGGGTTAATATAAACGGCCATATTTTTTCCTTTTTATTGGTTAACAATCAGTTTTCTAAAACTGAAATCAAACTGTGTTACCTGGGCATCAGCTGTGAAAGAGGTAGTCACTTGAGTTGCTCGTTGGGTTACACCGGCAATGTCTGTGTCTAGTCTAGCATTCTTGAATGTTGTGACCATGGTAGCATAGTTTGAGGGTTGGGTTTTTGCATCTGTTGTGATGTAAGCCGAGACAGTTGTAATTTCATTCACAATGCCCGGGCCATTCAACACGTCAATGAGAGGTTCTTGTGCAATTTGATCTGAATCAACATAGATGTATTTGAAGTTCTTGAGATACAAGGGATTGCCTTGGTTGTCCCAGGGCAGTTCCTCAGTCAATGTGTAACCACTAACCTTGTTGCTCTTGAAGTAGTCAATAATCTGTGCTCTCATCTCACTCTCCGTAAATTCCATATGCCCGGCTGTTTGTCAGCTGAGTCAATGGTGTCTGATCCATCAAAATCATACCAGTCGCCAGCAGTGATCAGTTCACCAAACAACAGATCATATTTCTGTTGATAGTAACCCATCTTGCGACGTTCAGCCGAATCCTCGTTAGAGAAGTCAGCAATGTATGGCAGAATGTAATTGTATAAACCGTAATAGCAACACAGGTCAGTAAAGTCTGGCTGTCTTGCTTGGATCTTTGTGGGATCCAAAGGCGGTATGTCAGCCACTGTGTTAATAGTGACTGCATTTGCACCTGTATTACGAGCAACAAAATAACTTCTCCACCAATCAGTAGATCTCAACAGTTCTAGTATTCTAGCGGTCGAGCGGATCAGTTGATCCTGGATATAATTGTCATCAAGGCCTTCATTTTGTTCAAACAAACGTGCATCCAAGGCATCAAGATCTTCGCTTGTGGCGAAGCTCAAAACAGTGCCATTAAATGATATGAAAGCCATGATTCAGTTACCTCTGATTAAAGAATTGACGAATCGTTCAACAGTTGAACGTTGTATGCTTCATACAACACGCCAACACCGTAACTTGCGGAACAGATGATGTCGTCACCTAAGAAACTAGCACGACGCTGTGTTTCAATTGCGATGTCACCAATCATGCCAACGCCAAAAGCGTCACGGTGGAACAGGCCACCGTAGTAGTCACCAGTGGTGCCTGTGTTGGCAATGTTGCTGGATTCATAGATTGGAACACCAGCCAACATACCCACATAGCCCATACGCATGGCTTCGTTCTGAAGGTCGCCTGAAGCAGGGTTAGCAAATGTGTTGGTCAAG